GAGGAAGACGTCGCCACCACGCGCATCCACATTGCAAACGCAAAGAATGTGGGCGCTGGGAGCATGGCAACGTTCTGTGAAGGCAATTCCAGCCAGGTGGACATGGACGCACTGATCGCTTTGTTGACGATCATGGATGGCGAGCCGCCGATCTCTAATTATCAGGAGTTCGAGGCGGAAGCGGTACCCTCATTCTCGCACATCAACACCGACTTCAACGAAGAGTACCATCTGTACAAGCCACGGATGCGGAAATTTATGGAGTCCACCGTCCACGACCGGGTTGTCGCTGCGGATAGTGAGGCCAACAAGAAGCGCGCAGTCGATGCGCGCGTATTGGCCCCGACGTCCACAGCTGGCATGAACGACTTCGACCGCAAATGCGTCCATGAGTTCAACGCCCGGATCGTGGGTGGTGCGGCGGGCACTCTCCACCCTGCATCTGATGATGAGGTGGATCAGCGCCAAAAGAGGCCCAACCAGCAAGCAGTGCTGGAGAAGGGCCGCGCAATGCTTGCATCCTGTTTCTGGGTGTACGCGAAGTTGCGTGATTTCCTGAAGCGTGAGTCCGGTGAGCCGAACGACCCGCGCCTGATTGGCCAGTTTGCGGATGAGTCCGCAGGCCAGAAGGCGTACTGGTCGGCGGTGTGCATTTCACTGACCACATTGTTCAAGCCGTGCAACTGGTACGCGTTTGGACGGGCCCCCCCTGATGTTGCCGACGCAGTCGTGCGCATTTTCCAGGGCGAGAGCAAGGCCCTGCTTACGGACTGTTCACGCATGGATGCCACAATCAACCTGGACCACCGGTGGGCGGAGCGCCAGCTTCTCCTCGCCGCTTTCGATAAGCGGCACCACGCCAATATCAGTGCAGCACATCAGACGATGTACGACCGCACTCGCAAGCTTGGTAAGCAACTGTACGAGAACTTTTACAGACGCATCAGTGGTGAACCGGGAACGTCCGCAATGAACACGTACCTCAAGGCACTTTGCTTTTACACGGCCTACCGCTCGGCCGGGCATGACATTGAGGAGGCGTGGGACATGTTGGGCATCTACGGCGGCGACGACGGCGCCTCTCGCGACATCTACAAGGAGCACGTTTCCGCAACGTCCATCCGGCACGGCCTCAAGTTGAAGTTCGTGCAGGTGGATCGTTACTCACCGGACCCGATGCTCCGTGGGGTTGAGTTCCTCTCCCGGGTGTGGAACCCGTGGGCCGGTGACAACAACAGTTGCGCATGCACATTGCGCCTGCTCGCAGGCTTCTGCACCACTGGACAGATGACGGAGGAAGTCCCGGTGGTGGCCTACACGAAGGCATGCTCGATCGCGCTCAATGACAGCGAGTCGCCCTATGTGGGCCCGCTGGTCAAGCGCCTCATCGACAGCCTGGCCGGCTCGAAGACGCTGCCGGACGTGAAGAATCTCACGTGGTGGGGCCACATGGCGCAGAAGCACGGCGCAGGCTTCCCGAACGAGTACCGCGACTGGATGTTGGCGCGTGCGGACGCAGAGCTCGGCCACCCGGCCGCGGCAGCATTCCACGCATGGGCGGAGGGGGAGGGCCACTGGTCCAACCCACCGAAGCTCAGCGTCACCATACCAGCCGTTGTCATCCCGGTCAACATCGTCACCGGAGACTACGATCGCAACCACAACGAGGACAAGGCCGAGGCAGTCCAGGTTGCGACGGACGCTGCCATTGCGGCGGCGCTCGAGAAGTCGGACGCAGCACCGCTGAAGGCAATTCAGCAGGGCGTGATGACGCGGCGTGATGCGGCACGGTTTGAGAAGCAGCAGGAGGACGACGGATCGGGTGTTGGCGGCAGCGCCCCGAAGCCGTCCAAGGCCGCCAAGGGCAAGGGCAAGGCACAGGCAAAGTCGGCGGAGCACGACTACACGAAGCCGCCCCCGGGGCCACCCCCGGGTCACGAGTCAGCTGAGAAAGCTGCACCCGTGAAGAAGCCCGCCACGGCGGAACAGGCGAAGGCCAAGGCGGAGCGCCTGGCAGCATCAGCGGCACGCGTGGCAGCAAAGGAGGCGCGCGACAAGGAATTGTCGCGCGTCGCCAAGGAGCTGCGCGTGGCCAAGAAGGCGGAGGCACGTGCCGCCGCAGCTGCCAAGGACGCGCCTGCACCGGAGGGTGCAGCAGAGACACCCGTTGTCGCAGCACCTGTCGGTGCCGGCAGGGTGTCTCCCGCAGGCCTGAGCACTCTGGCCGCCGCGATCACAGCGGCGGCCGCGGACGTGGCTGAGAGGCCGAACTTGCAGCCACGTTCGGCCGTCACCAGCGATGGGGACGGCGACAACAAGATCACGGAGAGGCACACCGTGATGATTCCCACTACGAGCAGGTACGTTGTTCTGGTGGAGGACGAGAGCACGTCGCAAGGCGACGGCTCCAG